CAGAAAGATTTAGAGGCGGTTCAGGCCGCAATTCGCTCCTTGATGACAGGGGGTGCAACGCAGGAATATCGCATTGGCAATCGCAGCCTGAAGCGATATGACCTGACTGATTTGCTCGCCCTGGAGTCGCAGTTGAAGGCAACTGTGGTGCGTGAGAATAAAGCAAAGATCATTGCATCGGGTCTTGGCGATCCGAACAATTTGTTTATCCGTTTCGGTAACGGCTGATGGGCATCCGCACCAACATTCTGCGTCGTATTGGCCTCCAGCCGATTCCCAAGGCACTGCCACCTGTGAGGCGGCGTAATTATGCGGGCGCAATCATCAGTCGCCTAACTGCGGACTGGATGTCGTCACAAGCGAGTGCGGACGCTGAAATTCGCACCAGTCTGCGCAAGCTGCGTGATCGCAGCCGCGAAATGGTGCGGAATAATCCGTACGCAAAGCAGGCAAAGCGGACAACGCAAATCAACGTTGTCGGCAGTGGCATCAAGATGCAGTCGCAGGTTGCATTGCTGCGCGGTAATCGCCGTGATGAGCGGACAAACAGCTTGATTGAGCAGAAGTGGGCGTCTTGGTGCCGCGCTGAGCATTGTGATGTAGCTGGGCGCCAAAGCTTCCACATGATGGAGTGGTTGGCAATTGGCGCACTGCCGGAGTCAGGAGAGGCGCTGTTCAGGATTGTTCGCCGTCCGTTCGGTGGCAGTCGAGTGCCATTGGCGCTCCAGATGCTTGAGGCTGATTACCTGGATGAGGAGTATCAAGGCCCAACCCTCGCCCAGGGGAACGAATGGCGTATGGGCGTGGAGGTCAATGAATGGGGCCGCCCTGTGCGGTACGCCTTCCTCACGCGCCATCCAGGTGACTATTGGTTCCAGAATGCGCCGCAGCGAAATGAAAAGCATGTCTTCCTGCCGGCGGAAGATGTCATTCATTTGTTTATTCCAGAGAGGCCACAACAGCATCGTGGCGTGCCGTGGTTCCACTCTGTGATGGCTGACGCGCATCAGCTTCAAGGGTATGAAGAAGCTGCTGTGATTCGGGCGCGCGCTGGTGCGTCAATCATGGGTTTTATTACGAATCAAGAGGGCGAGCTAAATGCTGACGACGTCGAGAACGAGCGTCGGATCAGTGAGTTTGAGCCAGGAATGTTCAAGTATTTGATGCCGGGCGAGAACGTGACGGTGCCAAGCATCGACTCGCCAGATCAGCAATTTGAAATGTTTGTCAAAAATAAAGTACGTCGATTTGCGAGCGGTTTTGGCTGCTCGTATGAAACGCTAAGCCGTGATTTTAGTGATACGAATTATTCGAGCAGCAGGCTGTCGTTGCTTGAGGATCGGGAGCACTGGAAGGTGGTGCAGGCTTATCTGATTGAGCATTTCCACCTGCGCGTATTCCGTGAATGGCTGTCGCTGGCTGTGCTTGCTGGTGAGCTGCCGTTTGATGACTTTGAAGCGCGGCCTGAGCGTTATGACACGCCGCGCTGGATGGCCCGTGGTTGGGATTGGGTGGATCCGCTCAAGGAAGTGAAGGCTTATCGGGAGATGGAGCAGGCGGGTTATATGACCAAGGCGCAAATTGTTGCAAAACTTGGCGGTGATTTTGACGATAATTTAGCCGAGATTGCTCGCGAGCAAGCTGCTGCTGAACGTTTGGGTGTTGAGTTGGATCGGGACATCATTGAGCAGCCGATGTTGCCGGCTGATCAACCGTTACCGCAGGAGGAAGGCTGATGGGCGCAATGCCGACTGATGGAATGAGGGAAGAGGCGCGACGTTATCGCGCATGGAAAGAAGAGGGACGCAAGGGTGGAACTGAGGTTGCAGCCAGGCGTGCTGGGCAGATTTTGAGCGGTGATGAGCTGAGTGATAAGACTATTCGCACGATGAGTGCATGGTTTGCTCGTCATGAGATTGACAAGCGAGCTGATGGTTTCAGTCCTGGCGAAGAAGGGTATCCATCGCCTGGCAGGGTGGCATGGGCAGCCTGGGGAGGTGACTCGGGTAAAACATGGAGTGATGCACTTGTGGCTCGCATGGAATCTGACCGTGAGTTGACTGTTGATCTGACTGCGCCACAGGTGCAGTTGTATGAGGCTTACGAGGAAATAGCCGAGGAGCTTGGCCAATTTGGTCAGGATGCTGGACCGCATGGTTCGCATTACATGGCGCAGAGCCCTTTCGCGGGTGACGGCATGGTGTGCGCGAATTGTGTGTTTTATGCGGGTCCGCGTGCTTGCGAGATTGTGAGCGGCGATATCGCTCCTGAAGGTGTTTGCAAGTTTTGGATTATTCCAGAGCGATTGATGAGCGAATCACCAGAGACGGGGGAAGGGCGACCGTATCCCAATGAGCATGCCGCGAGACTGCGTGATCCCGATCAGTACGATCGTTTCCGCCGTCGCAATAATGCAGCCGGTAAAGGTGTTGATTTTATTTTCGGTATCAAGACTGGTGAGAGTGGTGCTGAATTGCAGGCAATTCGTTTCAAGCTTTCTGAGTTCACTGCTGCTGAAGCGCGTACGTGGCTGCGTGAGCGTGACTATGAGCCGCTTCAATTTGAAGAGGCAACAGGTGAGCGTTCTAAGGTGGACGAAATTGAGAACGCAGCCGTGACTGAAAAACGTGCAGCGCCTGACGCGCTGAAGGAGGGTGATTTTGTTTCGTGGAACAGCTCTGGCGGTCGCGCGCGCGGTCGCATTGAGCATGTGATGCGTGAAGGCACATTGGGCGTGCCTGACACTGAATTCAGCATTGATGCAACCGAAGAGGATCCGGCTGCGTTGATTCGGATTTATCGCGACGGTGAGGCGACTGAGACGATGGTGGGCCATCGTTTTAGTACTTTGACCAAGATTGATCCGATTCGCGCCACTGAGGGCGGCAAGTTTCAGCGATCTGAGGTGACCTCATTCCGCGCGCTAGATGAAGAGCGGAGCTTTGAGTTTCCGTTTAGTTCTGAGTACCCCGTGATGCGGTACTTCGGGAATGAAGTGCTGAGCCACGAGATGGATGCAGCAAACCTGAGTCGTTTGAACGATGGCGCGCCATTGCTCTTCAACCATGATCCTGACCGTGTGGTCGGCGTTGTGGAGCGCGCTTGGGTGGATGGCAAGAAAAAGCGCGGCTATGTGAAGGTGCGCTTCTCGCGTAACAAGTTTGCGCAAGAAGTGCTCGATGATGTTCGCGACAATATTTTGCGCGGCATCAGCTTCGGCTATTCGATCGACAAGATGGAAGAGCGCGGAGATGACTTTGTAGCGACCAGATGGTCGCCTTACGAAGTCAGCGTGGTCTCTATACCTGCTGACCCTACGATTGGAATCGGCAGGTCTCTAACTGATGAGACCGTTGTTCAAGCGGCCCCAGCCGCATCACCAACACCTGAACCCGAAATGGAAAACACTCCAGATCTGGAGGTGATCCGGTCCGAGGCCGTCGAGGCCGAGCGTACCCGTATCGCCGCCATCAGTGCACTGGGCGATAAGCACCAGATGCAAGACCTGGCTCGCGAGCTGATCGACGGTGGTCGCACTATCGACGAAGCTCGTGCTGCTGTCCTTGAAAAACTCGGCACTCAACCCGTGGAACAAGTCATTCGCTCTGCTGACATCACCTCTAACGATGTCGGCCTCTCCGATAAGGAGACCCGTTCGTTCAGCTTTGCTCGCGCACTGAACTTCCTTGCTAACCCCAGCGACGTTTCTGCTCGTCGGGCTGCCGAGTTTGAGATCGAAGTCGGTAAGGCTGCTGCTCAAAAGTATGAGCGCTCCTCTAACGGCATTGTGATCCCTAACGAGGTGCTGCGTCGCGATCTGGTGGTGGGCACCCCTACTGCTGGTGGCAACCTGGTGGCCGATGAGCTGCTGGCCGGTAGCTTCATCGATCTGCTGCGCAATCGTCTGGCACTGGCCCAAGCTGGCGTCACGATGCTGACCGGCCTGCAGGGCAACATCAGCATCCCCCGTCAGACTTCTGCTGCTACCGCCTACTGGGTGGGCGAGAACGGTTCGCCGACAGAGAGCCAGCAGGCAATCGATCAGGTCAACATGACCCCCAAGACTGTGGGTGCTTTTGTTGATTACAGCCGTCGTCTGCTGCTGCAGTCTTCCATCGATGTGGAAGGCATGATCCGCAACGATCTTGCTCGCGTGATCGCTCTTGAGCTTGACCGCGCTGCCATCTACGGCACCGGCTCTAGTAACCAGCCTCTGGGTCTGACCAACACCACCGGTATTGGCAGCCAGACCATCACCACCTTCGGTACTTTTGCTGAGTACATCGGCATGGAAACCGATGTGGCATCTGCCAACGCCGA